TCAAGTCGTCCGCGTGATTGATGGAGATACCATCGTCGTCAACGCGCGCGTCTGGCCTCAGCTCACAGTCGATAACATCAGCGTCCGCGTGTTTGGTATTGACACGCCAGAACGTCATGGAAAGTGCGACCTTGAAAAGCAGCGTGCGCAAGAGGCCAAGACGATCATGGCCGAAGCATTTGAGGTCGGATCAACAGTCAACCTAACTCACATCGTGCTGGGCAAATTCGCTGGCCGCGTCGTTGCAAACGTGACGCGAGGCGACAGCTTATCATGGTCTGATTTGATCGTTGGTGCTGGTCTTGCTGCTCCGTACTTTGGCCAGGGCGCAAAGAAAGACTGGTGCGCTGATGGCTAGACACGAACGGGCATTTGACTTCGGCGATGCTCGCATGAAGGAGCGTCAGGCTCTTGTTGCGCAACGATTGCTTCAGGCGCGCGAGGCTCACGACAATCTTGGCACCTTCATCCACCACACCATGCCAGACCCGCGCAATCCAGACGATCCATCGCGCACTCTTTATCGCCCAAGCCGCGTGCATGAATTGTTTTGCCGGACGATGGAAGCTGTCGAAGCCGGCAAGTACAAGCGCTTGATTGTCACTGTTCCACCCCGGCACGGTAAGACGGAGCATTTCAGCCTGCGCGGAAGCGCCTGGTTCTTAGGGCGCAACCCCACCAAAAACGTGATCTTGGCCACCTACAACCAAGACCTTGCCGATCAGCATGGCGAAAAGGTGCGCGAGCTGATTGCCAGCCCTGCTTTCAACCAAGTCTTTCCAGACGTGCGGCTAACAAAAGGCGTTCGAAGCAAGCGACGGATCGGTGTTGATACCAACGGCATTCGCGGCGGCGACGGTTACTTTGTGGGCCGTGGTGGTGCAATTACGGGACGTGGCGGCCACTTGTTGATCGTGGACGACTTGTTCAAAGACCAGGAAGAAGCTCAGTCGCCAACAATCAGAAACACGTGCTGGGAATGGTTCACCACCACCTTTATGACGCGCTTGATGAACAAGGATAGCGCTGTCCTTATCATTATGACGCGCTGGCATGAAGATGATGTGATTGGCCGCCTGACCAACAAGGACAACCCGCACTACAATCCAAAGGTCGCTAAGGATTGGCACATTATCAATCTGAAAGCTCTGGCCGAAGATGATGATCCACTTGGTCGCAAGGTAGATGAGCCGCTTTGGCCTGAAATTCACAGCACCAAGTCTTTGAAAGACATGCGCGCTCAAATGGGCGTGACGGCGTTTTCGTGTGTGTTCCAGTCGAACCCGACGCCAGCAGAAGGCGTGACATTCCAGCGTGAATGGTTCGACTACTACAACTTCAAAGACCTTCCAGCAAACTGTCGCTACTACGTCGCCAGTGACCATGCTGTTAAGAGCGGGCAAAAGAACGACTACACAGTTTTCATCTGCGGCGCGGTGGATGAGAAGGGCATTCTTTACATCGTCGATATGTGGCGCAAAAAGGCGTCCTCGATGGGCCAGGTGAAGTCAATGCTCTGGTTCGCCGACAAGTACAAGCCTCTCATTTGGTTTGCTGAGCGCACGCATATCACGCAGTCAATTGGCCCATTCTTGAAGCAGCAGATGCAAGAGACTGGCACTTGGATCAACATCCGAGAGATGGCGCCAAAAGAGGACAAGATGCAGCGCTCCCAGTCCATCCAGGGCATGATGGGCATGGGCCTGGTGAAAATCCCTCGCAATGCAAGCTGGCTCCACCATTTTGAAAACGAGCTGCTTTCTTTCCCGAACGGCCAGCATGACGACATTGTTGATACGATGAGCTACCTGGGGCTCGGCGTGAAAAGCATGGTCAAGGCAAGCGCTGGTGGCGTTGGCCAATCGGGCATTCCTCCGACCGGCACGCTCGGTTGGGTGAAGTACATGACAAATAGGGCGCGTCTAAACGCCTTTGAACACGCGGATGGTTTCTAATGAAAGAGATGATGGCTGAGCGGGACGACGACATGGAATTGCCTGTCGAACACCGCAAATACATTCAAGGCTGGCAGTCAAAAATCATGGACGCCAAGAAGCTCCATGAACCAGCGTTCAAGCAAATGATGGAAGATCAGAAGCTTGCGCGCTTCGGCTCTGAAGGCAACTATGCAAGCAACCAAAACCTCTACATTGCCAACATCACGCAACGATTTGTCGATGCGCGCACGGCTAGTCTTTATGCAAAGAACCCTCGCTTTGTTGCCAAGCGCAGGGAGAAGCTTCCCTATGCCTATTGGGACGGGAAGATCGAACAGATCATGCAAGCCGTTCAAGCGCTTCAGATGGCAGGCCTTGAAAACCCGGCGTCTCTTGCTCCGGCAACTTTGCTGGCCGATTACGCTGAAGGCTCTCTTACTCAAGAGATGGCTAAGCGCATGGGTAAAACCTTGGAGATCCTGTTCAAGTACGAGATCGACGAACAGCGCCACAGCTTCAAGCAACAGATGAAGTCTGCCGTGCGTCGTGCCGTGACGACCGGTGTTGGCTATGTGAAGCTTGGGTATCAGCGAGAGATGGACCTGCGGCCAGAGATCAAGACGCAGATCGCCGATCACACAGACCGCCTGGCAATCATTCAACAAAAGCTCCTTGATGCAGCCGATGAAGAAATTGACTTGTTGGACGCGGAGCGCGCAGAGCTTGAAAACGCAATCAGCAGCATGGAAAGCCAAGATCAGATCGTCCTTCGCGAAGGCTTGGTGTTTGACTTCCCATCATCAACATCAATCATCCCCGATCCTGCTTGCACAAGCGTCCAGGGGTGGATCAATGCTAATTGGCTTGCCCAACAGTTCCACTTCACGCGCGATGAGGTGTTGCAGATTTACGGCGTTGACGTGAAAGAGAAATACAACGCTTACACGGAAAACAAGAATGGCGGCTATCGTTCAGCAGGTCGCAAGCAATCGTCTGGACCCCGCGACGAGCTGGTGTGCGTTTGGGAGGTCTACGACAAGACGACCAACACGCAGTTCACCATTGCGGACGGCTACCCTGAATATCTGGCTGCGCCAGAAAATCCAAACGTCGAAGTCGATCAGTTCTTTCCAATCTACACCTTGGCCTTCCATACGCTTGAGGTGGACGAGCAGTCAGAAAGCTTGTGGCCGCGTTCAGATGTGAGCCTTATTCGCCACGCTCAATTAGAATACAATCGTGCCCGGCAAGGATTGCGCGAACACCGCATTGCAAGCCGTCCTAAGACAGTTTCTCCGGCTGGCATGTTGACGGACGAGGACAAGAACAAGCTGAAGAACGGCGTTGCCTTCCAGCACCTTGAATTGCAATCATTGGAAGAAGGGCGCTCTGTCGATCAGGTTATCCAGCCAATGGCTTTGCCGCAGATCAACCCGATCCTTTACGAGACTTCCAGCACGTTTGACGACATTCAACGGATTGCGGGCGCCCAAGAAGCCAACTTTGGCGGGACGGCGGGCGCCTCTGCAACAGAGAGTTCGATTGCTGAAAGCTCTCGCATGTCGGCCATGCAAAGCCAGGTGGACGAGCTTGATACTTTGCTGTCTCAGATTGGCCGCGATGCCGGCAAGGTCTTGTTGGTTGAAATGCCTGCCGATCGTGTGAAGGCAATTGTAGGCAACGGTGCCGTTTGGCCGGAGCTGAACCGCCAAGAGATTGCCAACGAAATGTTCCTAGAAGTCCGTGCCGGGTCGTCAGGACGCCCGAACAAGGCGCAAGAGCTTGCTAATCTTGAGCGCGTCATTCCCTTCCTTATCCAAATGCCAGGAATTTCACCGTCATGGCTGGTTGAACAAGTCCTGACGCGCCTGGACGACGGCTTAGATGTGAACGAAGCAATTGCAGAGGCGGTGCCGTCTATTGTGGCCATGAACGCCATGAAGCAACCCGGCACAGGTGATCCCGCAACCGACCCCAATGCTCAAGGCCCAGCGGGCGCGCGGCCTGGTACGGGGGCGCCAGGGCGTCCGCCAATGGACCCAAATTTGAATCAAGTGACTGATGGCGGGGCTGCGCAAGCGGCTGTCTCTGGATAGGTCTCGGCCTATTTCCCCGTTTTTTTGTGCCTAATGCTACCACATTGACAACAAGTGAACACATGAATACAATGGAACAAGACGTAGAAACCGGGTCGTCTCCGGTAGATCAAGACGTAAATTCTGAGTCGTCGTCGGAGAGCGTAGAGAATCAGCCTAATCTAATGGACGCCATTCAAAGCGCGCTCCATGAGCCTGATGAAGCTGACGAGCAGGGTTCGCAACCTGATGAGCCGAGCGAGCAATCAGAAGGTGACGACACAGAAGGCGAGGGCGCACAACCTGAAGCCAGTGCCGAAGCTGATGATAGCGGCGACGCCAATTTGCCTTTTGGTAAGCACCCTCGATGGCAGCAGGTTACCAGGGAGCGCCGTGAGTTCAAGGAGCAGGTTGAAAGCCTTCGACCAGCCGCAGAGAATTTCGAGCGTATCACAGGTTTCTTGAGCGAGAACCGCATTTCAGCGGAAGAAGCGCAGCAAGGCTTTGAGATCATGGCCGCCATGCGCAACGACCCTGCAAAGGCTCTCGAATTGCTTGGTCCCTATGTTGACCAGCTTCGACAATTCACCGGCGAACACTTGCCTGATGATTTGGCTGAGGATTTGGAAAACGGGGAAATTTCAGAACAGCGGGCGCGAGAGTTAGCGCGGGCGCGATCTGAACAAGGATGGATGCAGCAGCAGCAGAGGGATCAGCAACAGCGGTTCCAAGAGCAACAGCAGCAGACAGCGCAAACTGAAATGGCGAATGCGGCGGCGACAGTCGAAGCAGAGCTTCGCGCCAGCGATCCTGATTTTGCAAGCAAGGTTCCGTTCCTTGAGTCTGAAATTCGCGCATTGGCAACACAGTATGGAGCCCCACAGAACGCACAGATGGCGAGGCAGCTTGTTGAAGTGGCCTACAAAAACGTCAATCAGCGTTTGGGCGCCATGATCCCAAAGCCGCAGCCGAAACGAACAGTCTCAGGCGGACGCACTTCTACCGCGAGTAAGCGACCCGAAAGCCTTATGGAAGCGATTGAAAGCGCTCTCTAGATAGGCAGTCGGGTTCAAAACTGAACAGCCATTTAGAAGGATAACCCGACATGGCTTTGCTGACTTCAGCTACTTCAAAGGCCAGCGTTTATAACGACGCAAACGCTGGCACTTTCACCCAGGCGCAGCTTGATAGCATTATGAATGCTGCGCTTGACTACTTCATCAAGGGTCAACCCCTAGAGAACGAGCGCCAAGCGCGTCCTCTCTACGATGCAATGCGCAGCAAATCTGAAGTCTACCCTGGCGGTAACACTTCAATTCGCCGCAACGT